TCCAAGCGCTGCTCGATCGGGGCGACAACGTCCCGCAAGCGATGCGCGACGAAGTGCGACGGAAGCGGGACGGACAGCAGCACATCGTCGACGCGATCACGCACATCAGCAGGATCAAGTCGGCGCATCGTGAGGGCGCCGCGAAGGGCAAGGCGAACCGGGCCCGGAAGGCGGCCGAGGCTAAAGAGACAGTCGCCGCGCTGGGTTCGGTAGCCGGCGACGCTGCCCGTGGGCTCGGAGCGATCGGAAGTTCTCTCGGGTTGACGGCCGGGGCGATCGTGGAGAACGCCCGGAACACTGCCGGCGGAGCGTTCACCAAGCCGAAGAAGAAGGGGAAGGGGAGGGGGAAGGGGAAGGGGAAAAAAGGCGGCGTCGGAGACCAGGCGGCGGCCGAGCTCGCCGCCAAGGTGGCGAAGCTGCAGGCCGACAACCCTGATCTGCTGGACGACATCAGATCGAGGGGCGAGCGTTTCGGAGCCACCGACAAGGCGATCGAATCATCGATCGCAACCGCAGCGCAGGCGCATGACGATGGATTCGCGACCTCGGAGGTACGCAGGAAGGGGATCAACTCTCTGTCGGGGTTCGTCGGCGCCGACCTCAACAAAAAAGATGACGCCATCATGTCGACGATCCTCGGGACCGACCAGTTGCCCGACGTCCCGATCTCCGATCTCGAGCAGGGCCAAGCGCCGCAGGTTCTCCAGGCGACGATCAACAATACCTATACCGTAGCGGTCAACAACTCGATCGACGGCGCACGCGAGCCGAGGATCGTGGCCGAACTGGTGGGTGACACGGTGCGAAGTATTTTCAACGACGAGATCGAGAAGGTCGCGAAGTTCTCGAAAACGATCTTCAAGCGGTAGGATCCAACGGTGGCCGTATCAGAACTCAGCGCGTGGACCTCACCTAACTCGGTGACGATCTTCCTCCAGGCTCCGGTGCCGGGCGCCGATGCGTTCGTCGCGTTCCTGCTCGCGCAGGTTCCGATTCCCACGGAAGGAACGTTTCGGCTCGACCTCGCGGAGACGGAGGACGCAGAGCGAGCCTACGATCTCACCACTAACCCGGTGGAGGTGCTGACGATCCAGAACCGGATCCGCAAGCCCGACACATTGGTGATCACCGGGATGCTGAGCGCCAACCCGCTGCTGAGTCCGCTGCAGTCGTTCGGGCTCGCGCGCTTGGACAAGATCGCCCTGGCCCAGTTCAAGGTCATGCTGGGCGCGCTGCCGGTGCGGCCAATGTTCGTCGTCACCCCGGAGCGCTCGTACCCCAACATGCTGCTCACGAACCTGCGCGAGCACTACGACGAGACGACGGGGAACGGGGTAGCCCTGACGCTCTCGTTTCGCGAGGTGCAGTTCGCCTACCCGGGCGGATTCGCCGATCCTGATATCGACCTTTTGCAACTCGGCGCGGCGTCGGGCTCAAGCCTCGGACCCACGACACCCACCGAGATCGTAGACCCGGGGCTGCTGGGCTGATGGCCGCTCTCTACATACAGCTGCGGCAGAACCCGGAGCAGCGCGAGACCCAGCAGGAACTCACGCTCGACGGCGTCCGCTTGATCATACGGGCGCGCTACCTCGCGCTCGGCGATCGCTGGTACGTCTCGCTGCTCGACCCGGCGCAGACGTTGATCGTCGGTCCTCTGGCGGGCTCTCCCGGCGTCAACCTCCTGCTGCCCTACCGGCACCTCGCGATCCCACAGGGCGAGCTGTTCGTCTCCAGCGTCGCCCGGGAGTCGCTCAATCTGCAGAACCTCGACACGACCGCACGGCTGGTCTACCGCGAGGTCTGACCGATGCTGCTCCGGTTCCCCCGCTACTTCAACCCGACGCTGACGATCGCGACGGCGGGCCAGGTGACGACCTTCGCCAACGGGAAGGGGTTGAACATGAGCTTCGTGGTTGAGCGCTCGATGCTCGGCACGCCCGATAGCTGCACCGTCGGGATCGCAAACCAGGATCCGAAAACTGCAACGCTAGTCGGAGCCGCGTTCAGTGTCTTGGGGCAGTCGCTGATCACTCTCGCGGGCGGCTACGATGCTCTGATCGTCGGGATGTTCGCCGGAGACTTGCGGCGCTACCAGCCGGCGCAACGCTCCGGTGCTGACGTCTGGACTCGGATCACCGCCGACGATGCGGGCGACGCCTACTCGGAGGTTCGCTCGCCGCTGGTGTCCACGGTGGCGCAGACGGCGGCCGAACTGATCGCGCTTGCGGTCGCGGTGATGGATCTGATCCCCGCGCCCTCGGTTGCCCAGGTGCTGGCGACCTCGGAGGCTACGAAGATCGGTCAGTTCTCCGCGGTTCACGTCGGGCTCGCTCACGAACTACTCGACGTCGCGGCGCGTAGGATCGACTGCCGATGGTGGATCCGCAACCGGCAGCTGCACTTTGCCCGTCTAGGGCTGGTGGAATCAGGATTGCCCGCGATCATCATCCCGCCAGAGGCGGTGATCGGAGAGCCGCAGATCGGCGGCAGCGGAACGCTCAGACTCCCGGCGCTCTACGATCCGAACGTGGTACCCGGAGGGCCGATCGTCTACCTCGGTGCGCGGGCTCGAGTTGAGCGAGTCATCCACGCGGGGCAGACGCGCGCCGGCGTATGGTCGAGCATGATCGACGGGAGGTTCATCTAGGCCATGGGAAGCGAAACCGATCGCCGCGACAACCTGGACGCCGACGGCGGCGGCGACCTGCTGGAGCTCTACCGGCACCGCGAGCGGAACCTGCTCCTGGCAGTGCGGACCGGCGCGCCCGCGACCGTGGTGACATACAACCCCGTAGATCAAACGGTGATCTGCACGGTGGATTTCCTCGCCGTCGAGTCCCGGGTGATCCCGGTCGACCTTCCCGACCCGCCGACGCAACTACTCCGCGTCCCGGTCGAGTTCCCGCGTTCGATGGCCGGGTTGGCGTACGACTCGTGGCCGATCGTCCCCGGGGACACGGGCCGGATCGCATGCATGGATCGGGCGATGGATCAGTGGCGGCGACTCGGGATCCCGACGGACCCGATCGACGGTCGGACGCACAGCCAAGCCGACGCGGTTTTCGTGCTCGGCCTGCACGCCGACGTGCCGGGCGTGAACCCGACGAACGGCCCGATCGTCCCGCCGCCCTCGATCGTCGCGCGTGTGATCGAGGCGCCGCTGATCAACCTCGGCGCACTGGCGACGCAGCCCGTCGTGCGCGGGACGCTGCTGGTCGCGGTCCTCACCACCTACGCGACCGCGATGGCAGCCGCCGACTCTGCGCTCAATGGAGCCGCGCAGGTGTACTTTGCACTCCCGGCCCCGACGCCACCGCAACAGGTTACTTTTCAGACCGCATGGGCAGCATGGAACACCGCGGTTGCGGCCGCGCTCGCGACGCTGATCACCGGACTGGCCACCACGCTCTCGATCAAGGCGTTTGTTGAATGACCGATTTCCTCATCGAGCACGTAGGCTCCGGCGCGTTCGACCTCGTGATCCGAGACACCGGGCAGGGTGATGTTGATTTCGTCCTGATCGGAGGCGACGCCGACACGTGGCCGCTGGAGGTCGCGCAGCGGATCACCTACGCGCTCGGAATGTGGCTCAACGAGTCGCCGTTCGCTCCGGGCCAGGGTTTCCCGTGGGTCGAGGGCGTCATGGGCCGACAGCCGATCGACGGGATCGGAGCGCTGATCTACCAGCGGATCGTCGAGGTCGAAGGGGTCGCGTCGATCATCGGACAGCCGGTAATCCTGTTCGATTCGTCGACTCGCGTCCTCACGATCTCCGCGGAGGCGCAGCCGGTAGGCTACGCGCCGCCGATCCCGGTATCATTCCAGACGCAGCCACAGGCTGCATGAACCAAGGCCGCCACCCATGCCCCTCAGCTTCGACGCCAACGGCCTACAGATCCAGACCTACGGGGAGATCCTCGCGGACGTACAGGCGGATTTCCAGGCCGCCTATGGTGCATCGATCGCCACCCGGGTGGAGAGCGCCGCGGGACAGATGCAGCGGATCCTATCGCTTCGGATCGCGCAGTCGCAGGAGAAGCTGCTCCAGGTTTGGCAGTCGTTCGATCCGCGGCTCGCAGAGGGGACGTCGCAGGATCAGCGGAACTCGCTACTGGGCGTGATCCGAACTCCGGCCGCCTACGCCGAGGTGGTGGCGACGATCACCGGGACGCCCACGACATCGATCCCGGACGGAACCAGGGTCAGCGTCGGCGGCTACGTGTTCGCGACATCGGGTGGACCGTACGTGATCGGCGGAGGTGGGACGATCGGATCCGTCCAGCTGGTGTCGCAGCTCCAGGTTCCGATCAACGTTTCACTGCTCGGGGCGTGGACGATCGTCGACAGCGTCTCGGGGTTCACGTCGATCGATGACGACTCGCAGGCGATCTTTGGCAACGTGCTGGAGACCCACGCGGCCTACCGAGCTCGCGCTGAGGTTGAGCGGTACCGCCGAGCTGGCGGACCACTGACCGCGATCGAGGCCGCGGTCTCGCTCGTCGAGGGGGTGACGTACGTCCGCGCGTGGCACAACGTCGACCCGGCGAACGACCCCGACACTGATGGGATCGTCCTGCACGACATCAACGTGGTGGTCGTGGGTGGAGACGACACCGAGATCGCGCAGGCGATCCAAGACTCTGGGCCGGCTGGCCAGCGCTACACCGGCGCGGTCGAGGTCACGCTGGGCAGCGGAGCGTTCGCTGAGGTTGTCGGGTTCGACCGTGTCGAGGACGTGACGATCTGGATCAACGCGACGCTGACGACGAGCACGAGCGAGGAGAGCCAACTCGACGACGTCGAGGCGACGGCGATCGCGGCTCTCGAAGCCTACGGACTCGCCAGCTGGCAGATCGGCGTGGATGCGTTGCCGTCGCGGCTGTCCAGCATCCTCGCGGATCTCCAGGGCGTGGACGACGTCGCGGTCACGATCTCGATCGACGACGGGGCGGCCGACGCCTACTCGAGCGTCAAGCGGGTGGTGAGCATCCGACAGCAGGCCAGCGCGATCGAAGCGCGGATCACGATCACCGAGGACTAGCCCGATGAGCAACCCAACCGCGTTTGATCTTCTGCTCAGCGATGCCGCTTTCGCAGCCGCGTTCACCGAGCACTTCGTAGCGCTCAAGCAAAACTACGACGCAGCCGGGAACCTCGTGGGCACGCTGCCGGCATCGGCGATCGCGTCCGGCATGACGGCCGAGTACGGCAACCTGCTGGACGATTTCCTGCTCGCGATGCGGAGCCGCGTTAGGCTCGCGTTCCGATCGATTACCGAGGACGGAGCGGTGCTCGACGGGGTGACCTCCGACGAGGCGGCGATCGACGCATCGATCGTAGCGGTGGCGGCTCTGGGCGGCGGCGTCGTCCTGCTGCCGCAAGGCTCGATCGTCCACGGGACGCCGACGCTCGACTCGACGGTCCGGCTGTTTCACATTTGCGTTGGCACCCCCGAGGGGGCGCGGTACGGGACCGACGGCGATCTGGCGTTTCGCTGCGACGGCTCGAGCCCGCTTTGGATCAAAACCGGAACGGGGCTCACGGGGTGGGCGGTTCTCGGAGCCGCGGCGGCGACGACTTGGACGGAGCGCTATCTCGGCGACTTCATCACCGCGTCGGACGTCGATCTCGCGACCGGCACGAACCCATCGGTAACGGTCACGAACGACACGACGACCGCGGGGCAGGTTGCCTCGTGCGTATGGCGAGGCAACGAGGGCGACGCCGACGCACAGACCGCCATGGCCACGGTCGGCGCATTCGCGACGGACGCGTCGGGCCTTACGCTCACCGGATCAAACAATAACGCAAACTTTACGGAGACGACGCATCAGGCGCCGCACGTGTTCGCGACGTGGACGCAGCTACTGGGCGAGGCTCCCCGCGCGGGCGTCGAGTACTGCGTCCAGATCTACGTCGCGAGCAACACGATCAGCGCCGCATCGCAGTACGTCGGGATCGGAAGCTACACGGAGAACGACGGGACGATCCCCGTGGACATCGTCGGCAGCTCCGCGAAGTTGGACGAGAAGCGGATCGTTGCGGCGATCGGACAGTTCGCCGCGGTGCCGGGTGCGGCGATCTACGAAGGTAGCAGCGCGTCGGTGTCGATCGGGGGCTCGCGACTCCCTTCGGGATACAACTGCGTCGCGTTGATCTTTCGGAGCGGCGTCATGGTCGAGGGCGCGCTCGGTGTGTACGCCGGCGGCGCGTTCCCGCGGGTCGAGGACATGCAGAAGATCGACACGTGGATCGCGGCGCAGCCGTTCGACACCGCGCCCTATCTCGACGACTTCGATCGACTCGCGATCGTGTTTCAGCAGCAGAGCGGCGCGCAGTTTAACGCGAGCGTGCCCGCGGTCCGTGTGCTCTCCAGAGGGGGCGCAACGTGAGCGGATGGGGCAGCGGCGGCGGACAGTGGGGGACGGACGATACGGTCGCGGGCGCCCGGCTGCTCTATATCAACCGCGACGTTCCCAACTTCCGCGCGCTGGTGGACGTCATCGATTATCGATATGCGGAAGTTGTGGCGGTCTCTCGTCAGGTCGAGATCGGCTATGACATCGACACCGCGGTGGGGCTGCAACTCGACGTTTTGGGCGCGTCGCTCGGGCAGGCGCGCGAGGCGATGGCAGACGAACGATACCGCCGCGCGCTCCGGGTGCAGCGTGCGATCCTGAGTTCGGGCGGTACTCGATCCGCCCTGGTCTCGACGTGGAACGTCTGGACTACCTACGCGCTGACGTCGTTCCATCCGGCGCC